ATTCAAAAGCAATACATAATAAGAACAATGTTGGTGGCATGATGGGAAGCAATGGATTGAAACGGTTTAGCTCCGTTAATGAATCCATTCAAACACTAAGCGAGTTAATTAAGAATAGATATGTAGATAAGGGACTAGATACTATTCAAGAAATTTCAGAAGTTTACGCACCGATTGGTGCTGACAATGACCCGAATGGACTAAATCATGCTTGGGTTGAAAGTGTAAGCGCGATTTATAATAAGTTGAAAAGTAACTCTATGTAATTAGACGTTTGATGATACATGTGTAAATAAAGGATGGGTATGCTGATGGATATTAATATAAAGTATCTGTCTCAACTAAAGACGATTAGTGCCTTAAAGGTGCTGATCGCTTTTTTGACTAAGCAGGAGAAGGATGGAACTAATGAGGTTCAGTATGTCATGGAGGATATAAAGGCCGATACAAAGCTATCGCTTAATTCCATTCGTACTGCATTGAAAGAGCTATCCATACTTGAGCTTGTTGAGACTTTACCGAGAAAGGGCAACGATAAGAATGTTTACAAGATTAAGCTTGGTGTAGAGCCGGAGGTAGTTGTGCCGATGGTAGCGCCAGTAGTACCAGAACCAGTTCTTGAGGGCGGCTATATGAGAGCGACAGCGGCAAGAAAGAAGAAGGAAGACTTCCAGCACATCAAAGAGATTGATTTTAATGTTGACTTATTCCATGAAGACATTAACTCGCTGTCGATTTTTAATGTGAATGTGCTTATGACGGAAGAAGAACGAGGGAAGCTTGCTAGGAGGATTATCCTAGAAATACATAAGCCAAGGGTTAATCGTCCTATTGGCGATGTTGGTCAATTCATTAGTAGGCAACTGGTACTTTTGCGCGGCGATGAAAAAAGGAAAGTCAAAGGACTTCTTGAAACCTATCGTACTGAGCAAATCATTGCCGCAATCATTTATTGGACAGAGATTGAGAATGCACCCAACGGCTTGTTGAGCCTATCATTCCTCAAGGCAAGAAGCCGGAAGGACAAGCAGGATAATATTATGGTTGCACTTGACCATTTTAAGGCTGAGTATAATGAACACATAGCTCCTATATTAGCGCTTGAAGAAGCAGAAAGCAGAATTGCCGAACAACTCAAGCGGGAAGAAGAAGCAAAGGCAAAGGCAGAAGAAGAAAGAAAAGTCGTTGAGAATATGTCGAGCGAAGAATTTGTTAGCGGGTATATGAATCGTTTCCAAGGTATCGCCAACAAGTTCAAGAAGAAGGGAGATAGCTAATGCTATCCAAAAATAAGGAGCGTAAATTAGTAGCTCTATATCCATTTACTGACGATGAAGTTATAGCTAAACAGTTAGGTGTTGGGCTATGGGTAATACGCAAGAAAGCAGAAGAACTAGGTCTTGAAAAAGAAGATGCTGACGAATGGACGAGAGTGGAAATAGACTATCTTGTTAGGAACTATAAGCATTTCAGCAATGAGGTTCTATCAGAGGAAATAGGCAAGAGTAAGATGGAGGTTGAACACTTCGCATTCCGCATGGGACTGTCGAAGAATCCAGACTTTTTCTCAAATATAATAGTTACCGATGAAGAAAAAGAGTTAGTTAAAGAGTGGGGAGACGAGTACAGCAAACAAGAGAATGGTTCGTCTCGCGGCAATTTTATACTTGGTAAGATACTTGAGATAGTGTTTCCAATGTCGCAGATTGTTTCTGAGCATCCGATTGGAGGTCTAAGATTAGACTTCTATATTCCGCGTATGGAGCTTGGCTTTGAATTTGACGGTGTTCAACATAAGGAGCATAATAGCTTCTTCTATGAAACCAAGGCCGATTTCCATAAGGCACAAAACCGCGACTATCAGAAATCAGATATGTGTCAACAAATGGGAATCGCAATTGTTAGGTTTGGACATGATGAATCTCTTAGTGTGTCTCTAGTAAGAGCAAAGATAAATGAAGTTCTATGAGTTTTATCCTTGACTTACTATTATAAATCAAGTATAATATAAATATACAAAGGAGGTTGCGATACAACTTGGCAAAAGCAAAAAAAGAGCCTATTGGTACTGGTGGAGATATTCAATCCAGAATCAAGCTAGCAATGGCTCAAACAGAAAAGCAGTTCGGATTAGGTTCAGTATCAATCTTAGGTGCCGGAATGAAACCAGTCCCGTTAGTTCGCAAGGATTCTGGTTCTCACAACCTAAATGATTTACTAGGTGGAGGTTATCCAGAAGGCAGAATTGTTGAAATCTATGGGCCTGAATCATCTGGTAAGACAACTGTTGCATTGCACGCTGTTGCAGAAGCACAAAAGGCTGACCTTGAAAAGCTAGTTCTCTATGTCGATACCGAAAATGCCCTTGACGTAAACTATGCTCAAGCATTGGGTGTTGACTTGACACGCTTGATTCTAATGCAACCAGACACAGCAGAGCAAGCATTACAAGCTATTGAGCTATGGATGGAACACGATTGTATTAGCATGTATGTACTCGACTCAGTAGCGGCAATGGTAACACAGCGCGAGATTGACGGAGAGATTGGCGATAGTTATGTTGGTGTCTTGGCTTTGCTCATGTCTGTAACACTCAGGAAGCTTGCTAGACTTACAAGACAAACGAACACAATTGGTATTTATATTAATCAGTTGCGTGAAAAGGTTGGCGTAATGTTTGGTAATCCTGAGACAACTCCCGGTGGTCGCGCATTGAAGTTCTACGCATCCGTTCGTTTGGATATTCGTCCAGCGGGCGTAGAAAAAGGTAAAGATGATAATCCTATTGTTCGTAAAACTAGGATTAAGATTGTTAAGAGCAAGGTATCAACACCGCACCGTGAGGTAGAAGTAGATATTGAGTTCGGGGAAGGTATTTCAAGAGAAGGCGAAGTAATTGATTTCGGTGTTGACTTGGGACTAGTTCAAAAGAACGGTGCTTGGTATCAATATAGGGAGCATAGACTTCAAGGCCGTCCAGCGATGAAGCAATACTTAAAAGACAACTTAGATGTTATGGACGAGCTTGATGGGTTAGTTAAGATTATGCTTCAACCTAGTGAAGATGAAATTGTTGAAGAACCAGAGCTAGGAGAAATGCCAGTAGAAGAACTATTAGAAGGCGTTGAAGAAGAATGAGTCATGTAACTAGACAGGTGATGGAATTGAAAGCACAAGGGATGTTTATTGCTAATCGAGTTGAGCCAGATGTTATTAGCAAGATTATTAATATGGACGAGTGGGAGTATTATGCCCTAGAGATTCAAATGTTAGAATCTTATCTTGGACTCTTAGCCCAACAAGTATATTACATACAGCAAGAATGCAATATCTCAGAAGCAAGAGAAATTGAATTAAGCAATGATTTTAAGATGGAAGCTTTACCGCATGTGATTAGCGCTAAGATTCGTTCAGTTGAAGAACGCTGGCTATACGCTTCCTCCTTGAGTCCAGAATTAAAAATGAAATTTGACAATTGGCAACGAGCAGTTATTGATGCAACTTTGAAAGACAAGTTATCTGAGCCAGTAGTTGAAAAGCTTAATGTTCTCAAGAAGATTTATGATGATAGACGACTTGAGGGCAAGAACAAACATCTACACAAGTACACCGAAGGAGGAAGTTAAATCTTCCTTCCTTGGTCACAACAGGAGGGGAGCGCAACAGATGCCAGCAGTCTTAACAGAAGAACAGCAACGCCAGTTTGATACGATTAGTCATGTTGGAGCAGAACGCGCCTTATTGAATATCGCCATGAGGAATCCAGAGTCACTATTCGATATGACTTCCGAAATAGACGGTAGTGATTTCTCTAACTTTTCTAATAAGACTATTTTTGAAATCATGGTTAATATTCTTGACAATGAATATAACAATATTAGCCAAGTTAATCCAACAGTCATTGGCTCTATCGCTCAAAGTGCGGGTTGCTTTGAAGAAATCGGTGGGTTTCATTACTTAGAAGCTATCTATCGTACCGATGCTGGTGAAGAAAACATAAGATACTTTGTTAGCAAGGTAAAGCAAGCTAGCCTTCGCCGCGAAATCTACATGAAAGCAATAAGCGCAATGCAAGATGCTATAGAATGCGAAGAAGAAGAAGCATCGGAATTTGTTTCACGACAAGAAGAAAAGTTTCTTGATGTAGTAATGCGTACTAATGGCGTAGAAACTATTATCCATGTAGGTAGCTTAGTGGATGTAGTAATCCAAAGAAACACAGAGAATGTCCGTGAGATTCTTGGTATGCCATCTGGATTCGTAGAGTATGACAGACAAACAGGCGCTTTTATACCGGGACGATTGAAAGTAGTAGCGGCTACAGCTAAAACAGGTAAGTCTGCTCATGCATTGAATGTAGCTAAGCATGTATCTGTTCATGAAGGTATTCCAGTTCTTTATGTTGATACGGAAATGAAAACTGAGGAACAGCTAGAGCGATTGCTTTCTATTTTAGCAACAGAGCTTACAGGGACGATTGTACCAGAAAGTGCTATTGCTAGAGGATTGTTTAGCCGCAATCAAGCAATGGTGGAGGCTGTAGATATTGCACGCCAAGTAATTGCCGATGCGCCATTCTATCATGTGTACATGCCTGACTTCACACCTGAGAAAGTGCGTAGTCTTGCAAGGCAGTTCCAAAGACAACATGGTGTAGATTGGAACGGATATGAGAAACAATTCCTTCTTATCTTCGACTACATTAAAATGCCGGACGAAGCAAGTAAAAATCCTAATGTAAAAGAGTACCAAGTCTTGGGCGACATTACCAACATGCTGAAAAACAAAGTAGCTGGTTTGCTTAATATTCCTGTACTTGCATATGCACAGTTAAACCCAAGAACAGCAAATGGACAAGATGATATGAATAGCTCATTCATGTCTGGTTCAAACCGTATCGTAATGTTTGTTAATGAGCTGTCATTCCTTTATAAGAAAACAGACGAACAAATTAATAATGACGGTAGAGATAACGGTAACCTAATTTGGAAGCTAGGGGAAACTCGTAACGGCGGTACATATAAGGGATGGATTGATTATACTATCCGACAAGGCGTAACTCGAATGATTGAAGTACGCAATGTCAGTTTGGAAGGGTGATTCCTATTGAAAACCCTAGGAAGTGGAAATAATGAGGACATTTAACTTTAAAGGATTTCCAGACAGGATTAGTAGTGAGGTTGAAGTGCCGGGGATTGCTGAATTATTATTTGGTCAATTCTTTGCTAGAACTGATGCAGACCATTTCTATAAACATGGTTCGGCGGCACAAAGGAAAATGCTAGAATCGTGCGATATTATAGGTGGATATAAACATATCACCGTAGATTATTATGTTCAATTATTATATCCTAAATCCTGCTCAATCAATGTGAGAATGAACAGAGGATTTCTTAATGAATGGCACTTTGATGGTCATGGAGAGAGTGGTCAATCAACTTTCCACTTACTTCAAAATGAGAGTTCTGCTAATACAGTATTTAATACAGAGCCATTTAGTATTGACATTAAGGATGATTCAAACTATTGGGACTTATTATACTTGTTAAATTCGGAAGCCGACAAATTAATCAAGCCAAAGAAAATGCCTTCCAATAGGTTTGTAACATTTACAGACCACTTACATAATTCAGTATCACCAAAGGAAAGAGAATTTAGATTCTTTATGAGAGTAACAGAGTCAGATGATATTATTCCTAGGGGTGCAGATGAAGGACATGGGCTAATTGCAGGAGTTCCGATTGATTTTATAGAGGATGGAAAAGTAGTGAAGGTGCAGAGTGTGTTGAAGAATGAAAATAATATCATACTTAACAATCATTCAAGACTTGGGGGGTTATAGAGGTGAAGGGAGGAAGCACTGTGGATTATACTGTAGTCAAAGAATTGATTCGGGAAGCGATTGACCCTGTAATTCTATTAGAACATTATGGTGTTGATATTGCTGACCGCAACTATCGCTATGATAAGGTAAGATGTGCTTGCCCGCTACACGGTGGAGATAATCACACAGCTTTCTCCTTTGACCTTAACACCAAGACATTTACTTGTTTTACCAATCATTGCGGCGAACATCCTGCTGATTGGTGG